TTATCAATTTCTTTATAACTTCCGATGTCGGGGTCATATTTATTGGCTTTGTTAATTGCCTGTCCTCCAATTGAGAAGGAACGAAGTTTTCCACGACGAATATCCCGTGCTACTTCCTTTGCCTTCTCAATATCATTTCTTAACTTTATCACTACAAAAAAACCTGTCTCATCTACGCCTGTTTTTAGGACTTTTCCTTTGGAATCTGTATATGCATCTAACACTTCTCCGACCTGCACATTAGAATGCGTAATCATCACATTTCTAAAACGGTCATTTTTCATAAAACCATCTGCGGCTTCACGAATTGCATTAAGTGTAATTTTATCGTTTTGCTTATCCACCACATCAACAGATGCGTAACCAGCAATAACGCAATCCTTGTTTTCCTTAAGAATGACAAATTCCCCACCATCGGTAGGTAAATTACCAAACATTGGAGTTTCCAACTGCATGATAAGTAGTAGGTTTGAAGACTATATAAACATTTCTTGAAATAATTTATTTTATTTCACATTTTGATATATTTATCTCCTCTAGCATCATTCATACCATCATCGGAACTTTCGGGTGTTGGTTCAGTTTCATAACCTGTCCAAGCAAGCCACATTTTTTCCCCCTTAACAGGAAGAAACCGAATATGTAATTTAGATTTGACATCTTCTCCGTTTAGTATATATTCATGGTAGCCGTGTCTTTGTGCGCCGAGCATTAAGTTGCCCTTGTCAATTAACATATCATCCTCAACGGTAGAAACTAACCTAACGGGGTATTTTCCTGCCTCTCCTAAAAAGTCGTAAATATTCTCTTTGGATTCAATATCCACTTCCCAATTATTTTCAAAATCCTCATGCTTAATAATGAGGTAGATTTTTTCGTTCTTTCCGAGCCACAAAGTAAATTCTGCTTTCTTCTCTTCCATTTTTGCAATAGCCTTCCCGTCATAAAAGAATCTGTTTTTACCTGTAATTCCGTAAGCCTCTCCTGCTTGCATGAGCCTTTTCTTCATTTTGTCCATGCCCTTCTCATCTCCGAAGAGTCGGTTCATTAGGTCGGGGTCATGTTTTACACCCCTCTTGAATATTTCTTGTAATGACTTGGTTCCTTCTTTTTGTAGAATATTTTGAACAAAAGTCATAAATCGTCCGTTGTCCTTTCCATAGGCTCTCTTGATTTCCTTTTTCCAAATTTCAATGTCGGGTTCAGCGTTCTTAGACATTAGGTTCTTTTGCTTAAAGCCGTGAAATACCAACCCGTCCATGTTTAATTCTAAGTCCATTTTAGCAATACCGTGAACCCCGTCAGTAATAACATATGACTTCTTGAGGGCCTCCACTTTGTAGTCGGCTAAACTTTTCTTACCGTTTTTAGTTAAAAACTCCAAAGTAATTAATTTATCGGATTCTGTAACTTCGGGAATTTCATGAAACTTAGCATTGTAAAGAGAATATCCCTTTTTCTCATTACCCATAACTTCATCTACTTTTACACGAATAATTTTTCCTTCCTCAACATCAACCTTGGTATTAGTAGTTTTACCAACCTCAGCATAAAAATCCCCATTGTATTCTTTTGCCTTTGGGGTATCTTCTTCAACCGGACCTACCCCGACAATATAAGTAAAGGAACCATTCTTATTTGTTCTCTTTGAAAGAATCAAAACATCTAAATCAATTACCTTTTTCCACTTAATCCACTTAGGATTTTTCTTCTTCCCAATAACATAGGAAGATTTTGCGTCCTTTATTACCACCCCTTCCGAGGTTGGGTTTTTCATAATTTCCATAGCGTATTCTTCTATTTCATCGTAAGAGTCGGCTTCACGGGTATTTTTCTTCGTAGGGAATAAAACTACCTCATTAGTAAGGCCGCTATATTCACCGATTAGAATTTTCATCCTGTCTTCTAGTTTTTCCATAGCAACTGATTCATCATCATGTTGCATAATATCAAACACATGGATTTTAATATCGCTTTCGGATTCAACCTTTTTATTAATGTGCGCTAATGTATCTGCTCTAACCAATGGGTTTCCTTCTTTGTAGAGCACGGCTTCACCGTCAAGAATGAAATTTTTAGCCTCAGCCTTCTCTAAATACTCAACACACTTTGAAAATTTAGAAGTAATATCGTTTCCATTAAAAGAATAGATGGTAACATCCTTATCTTTTTTATGGACTTGAACTCTTAGCCCATCGTATTTTTCTTGAATAATAAATTCGTCTGTAAGTCCTTTAATTTCTCTTAAGTCGTCAATTGAAAAAATTCTATACATTGGTTTATTAGGAACAATAAAAGGTGTAGATTTTTCTTCCTTAACAAGCATCGGTTTATTCATACAGGAGTCATATAATTCTTTAGCCCTTGACTCTTTCACATTAAGCGTTTTGTCCGAATATAAAATATCCGTTTCCAAATCGGGAAACATTTCTTCGTAGTCGGGTTGTGAAAGTAAATTTCTTAACTCAATAACTAATTTTTCCCACTCGTAATCGTAGGCTTTTGGGTTTTCAAGGGCAGATAAATAAGTGGCCCTAATACGATTTGATAACGAAACTCTGTTTTTGCTGATTGCAAAAAAATCAATATCCATTTTAACCCGCCTCATGCTTCATCAGAGGGAACAAATGCGGCTTCTTCACTAACTTCAAGGGTATGCTTAGCCCTTCGTAGTTTTTCTAAAGCAGTTTCCAACGCCGCCGCTAAATCCTTATCCTGTGAATCTTCGGGCAAATCGGGATTTTCCATTCTAGGTTCTCCCCTTTCTTCTTCTCTATTTTTGTAAAACATATCGTTGTTGGGTAAAAGTTTATGGTCTCGGCTTTTCTTAACTTCTTGAACAGAACCAGCCTTTGCTTTAGCGGCCATGTTTTCAACATTCATTGGCTTGGGACTAATTTTCTTATATGGGCGTTCCTCTCCAGTTTCAGCCATGATACCCAAAGCATTAGTAATAATTGACTCCAACTCAACAAGTCGGGTCAAAAGCATTTTACTATCTCTCAAGTCGTCTTCCGGTTTTTCTTCTACCATACTCATATTGTTCCCTCCAATTTTCCTACTAGTTCGTTTAATTCGTCCCAATTCATTTTAGCGATTGTGTCCCCATTGGGAACAGGGCTAGAAACCTGCATTGAAGGACGGGGGGTATGAACAACCATACCCGACTTCATTAGATTCATGTTAGCATCCCTGACTTGCGTTTCTAAATTTTCAATTCTCGTAATTAACATTTTGATAATTTCTACTACTTCTTCCATTATTCTTCCTCCCCATAAACCATTTCATATATATCTCGGTATAGACTCTCGTATCTCTTTCTTAGGTGGGCTAGTTTCTTAATGAGTTTAAGGTTTTCTTCGTCCATCCCCTCAAGTTCTTCCTCTTCCGATGAACCTACTATATTTTCCAATGTATTTATAACTTTTGATAGTTTGAGGTATTCTTCGCCAAAAAATTCCGTGGGGTCTGCGTCTTGTAGGTAGGTTTTAAGGCGGCGGCGTTCCTTTGGGTTTAATTCATTTAAGTCCATTTTGAACAGTTCGGGGTCAAGTTCAACATCGGTATCAAACGGATGAAAGTAAAATTTAGCGGTTTCTTCAATAACAGGTTTTCTTGGGTCGGGTCTGATAAACCTTTGTCCCGATGGTGAAATAGCCCTGCCTCTATAATCACGGTCCCTTAACTTTTTACCTCTTGGTTCCTTTCTTCTAAGTTGTTCAGCCACGGCTTCTAGACTACTATAAAACTCGTCTAAATTGATTTCGGGAGGAGGTGATATATACTTGTCCTCAAACCGTTGCTTGGCTCTTTCGTGTTTTTTTCTGTCAGCCCTTGCTAATTTTCCAAATTCTACTACATCATCAATGGTTTCTACACGGTCTAATTTATAACTGTTGGGTAGGCCACGCGCTACTTGCTCGGAAGTAATTTGCCCGCTAGTATAGTAAATAATATCGTCGCCATTCGGATTTGTAAATATAAACCTTCTGCCGTTAAATTTAGGAGAAGCAAGTTCTTGAACTCTTGGTTTGGTGTCGGTTATTTTTGGTTCCCTGTCAAAGAAAGAATCCTCCCCCTCTTCAAGGGGAACATAATCCTCATCCACTTGAATATTTTGAAATGGGCGAGTTCCATGCTCGGAAAAAATAGCACGATAAATCCACTCCCCAAAGGTTTTACTATCCTCCCGTTGAGAAACCTTTTCATCTAGGTGGTCTTCTAAAGCGTGTCCTTTTACAAACATTCTTCCTAGTTTAGATAAATCGTAATCGTTTTTTAGTTTTTCTGCAATAGCCTTAGTGGTTTCTCTTAAAGGAACCCTGCCGATGGGAACTAAATTTTTAATATTCTTTTTAACTGTGGATATTTCCTTTGAGAATTTTTCAATTTGTCCTTCGGAAGTAGTGGGGCTTAAATTCGCTTCCATCTCTTTTTTATTATTTCTCATGTCATAAATATCATCGCTGGCTACTGTATTTAACTTACGCAAAAAAGATAATTTTTGAGAAGGAGTAGTAAGTCTAATATCTATGGGCAATACCTCCACCAATGCTTTGTAGAACTCTTGAATAGATTTCTTAAAAACACCCCCACTAACTTCTTCTCTTAACCTATCAATAGAAACCCGAACCAAATTATTATTGACATTGTAAAAAGAATCCCTAAATCTAGACATATCCGAGTGCGGTTCCGGCTCATCCATGTTTTCCCTTTCTTCTGCAAAACTAGGAATAAATGAAACCTTTTTATTAGAAGTTCCCAAATTTACCACCAACTTGACGGTGTTGCCTGTTGTCGGTGTTTTATCTCCGGTTTCTTCGTCGGTTACAGTATAAACATAACTTTGCCGAGACCGCCTAACAGAAAAATAAGGCAACAGTTTATCCACCAATTGGTCTACGGTTTGTTCGCTGATGGGTTTAGGTAGGCGGTTTAAAAAATTTTGAAATTCCTCAGTCAAAATTTCTCCGTTGTAGGGTTGATTTTTTTGAAATTTCACACCCTCTTGAATAATTTGATTAACTTCTTTTTGAGAAACATACCCTAGGGTATCATAAATAAACCTTCTAAATCCAAATAAAGGGCTATTAAAAGTCATACTATCCCCTCAAACCTGCTTCCACTTTTTACTCATTTTTTCCCCACCCGTGATAAAGTGAGGAACATTTGGTGTTTTTTCCCAATTGTCTGGAGGGACCTCCGGAACATTCATTGTTAGGTCCTTAGATTTCTTTTTAATTTCTTCTTTCTTTTGGTCTAATTTTTTTCTAATTTTATCATTCATCTGTTTCACCTCATAGTATTCTATTGTTATTCCTGCGGTTCCATTTCTCGTTTAAAGTGCCTTCTTCTAGTAATTCGGTCTATATCATCGCCAATATATTCAAACGCTTGTGCGGGGTGGGAACTTTCGCCGCCATAATCAGCACCCAATTTTGACTCCGTAAATATGTATTCTTTAACCCTATCCTTATTGGCTTCTATAATAGGTCTCATTTCTTCTAGGCTTGATAAAATCAAATTTGAACTATCAATCATACTTTGAATAGATTGAACAATCCTTATCTTAATTGAATAAGGGACCTCTCCTTCAGGTGTCATGCCCAAAAGTTCCATTATTCTCGGATAAACCGTGAGTGGTTTGTCAGAAGATTCTAAAATTTTTTCTAATTCTTCAAGTTTATAACCACTCATAGTCCTAACTAGTGGCTTTACATCGGAAAACCTCGCCGTTGTTGTTTCATCAAATAGTTCGCTTTTTGGGTTCATATTGTCTTCATTACGCTCCCCAATAGTATTGTGCTTCATGTCAATTTGTAGGTATTGTCTCGTTACATTTTCTCTGTCATCGTAATACACAGGCATATGAACCTTATTACCTACATCTAATAACGGAGTTCCTCCCATAGCGGGTTTTCCTAAATCACTACCTTGTAAATAAGCGGCGGTAGCGATACTTCCCATTGGGTCTAAATTTATCCCTGTTCTTTTATCAACCCGTTTTTTATTTATTTCCTGCCCCACTTGCCTAGCCATTCCTTGAGCAACATCTACTTCAGTCGCCACGCCGCCCGGAAAAGTAAGATTAATACAATTAGTGTTTCTAACGACTAACCCATACAATTTGTTTTTGTATTTAAATAATGAGGCTGGGTCATAGTCTTCGGACCTTTCCTCGCTTAAGCGTCTTAAATAAATTTCCCCCATACAAGCACTTCCCGCATATTCATCATCTCTAATATTTGAGGATGCTCCAGCCTTACTATCATCTATTGTTAAGTAGGTAAATCCTGAACTTCCGCTTCCAATTATCCACATACCCCTAGTAGCACCAGTAAGAGTATCAAACTTTGGGGGGTCTATGGTAAGTGTGTGAGATGCCTTACCCAAAATTCTAACAGCATTCATCATATAAGCGGCTGATTTATCAGTTATGTTAATATCGCTCCTATCAGCAGAATAAAAATCCTGTGCGTTTAAAATTCTATTAACAACACGACGGATTTCTGTATCAAGGCCATATTCAGCATTAATGTCTATTTCAAATTTTCTATTTAAGGCTCTCCTTCTATAAACTGCGCCTTCAACCGACTCTAAAGTAAGATTAGTAATAACCCCACGCTCTACTTTGTTAGTAAATTTAAAAGTTAGATTAAATTCTTCGCTAAAACTCCTTTTTGACTTAATTCTAATAGGAACTAAAAATCCGTTTTTACCTCCTAATTCTCCTGAGTCAATAGTATGACCGTAATCAAACTGGGGTGCTAATGTAGATTCTGCATCTAACTCTCTTGTAAGAATAGCACTTATTCCACTTGGAAATTTGTAACTATTTACTCTAAGGGGAACCCTTTTTATTTTTTCTTCCAAAGTATCATCGGGGTTATTTACTAAAGCATCTACCAATTCATCAAGACTTAAACTAAAAGAAATAGGCGAAATGCTATTATTATGTATTTCATAATATCCCCCTTCTTTATAAAAGATTTGGAAATCGTTATTTACTTTTGGTTCTAACACCTGAGTTATACTACGGGTATTATTCGTCGCATCAAAAATATTTGATAAGTCCCTCGCATCGTTTAATTGATATAAATAATTGGGAGGAATTGCTTGGTTAGGAAGTAATTTGTCAATAGTTAAACCTATAATTTCATGCGCCTTTGGGTCATTTCTAATTACAGCCTCAATTAAACTTAACGGAGTATTAGGGCCAATTTCTAGAGATTTATTAAAAGTATATCCTCTATGGGTTCCTTGTGAAGTTTGATAACCGGGCAAACTAGAGGT